AATCCTATGGTTGGTTAGGCTTGTCACCTTTTGAGATGGCCTCTTCTGCTTTCTTGCGATGTTCATCGTATTGATCCCCCTTGAGCGCTTGCTCTAACTTCTTGCCAATCTCAAACATTGACCAGCTCTTTTGAAGGTCTGATGCAATAGACATAACATTTGCAATGATTAGACCTTGTTGATCCACCCGCTTTTGCAGCTCTGCCTTATCCTTTGCCAACTGAGCTTTAAAACCACACTCACGTTCATACGCTTCTGCAAACGTATCAACATCTTCATAAGCCTGTTTAAGTTTACCTTCCAGCTCCTCCACTTTCGCTTGCTGTGACTGCCATGCATTGGCCCATGCTTCCCATTTTTCGTTAAATGACTCCAAGCACATTGCATCAACTCTTCTTGAACCATTTGAAACATATCTTCCAAATTCCCCAAGAGTCACATCAAAGTCGACATCTGCTCTAAATAGCCCTATCCAGTACCTTTGCTTTTCAAACTCTTCTCTACACTTATCCATTTTTGACCACGCAATTCGGCGAAATGTGGTTTTCTAGTTTGTCTAGGGTTTCTAATTCCCCCGAATTCGAGGGTTTATCAATGCGGTGACCTGCTGCGATTTCTTCTGGCTCAGCTTTGCGCCATTGTTCCATTTGCGATTTATGTACTTGCCCATCATTGCAATAGAAATAGTTCTTACCTTCTGAAATAATTTGCAAAACGGGCATGAAGGTCTTGTCATATTTTTGATCAATTACAATGTAATCCCCGACTTTAAACTCACTCATGGCTGGCTCCTTCACTGCATTCAAGACACGTTCAACTGTGCGCTTAGCTGCTGCCTCTGCTTCGGCTTTTATCTCTTTACTTCGTTGCCATTGTTTAAGATTCATCCCCGCCTCCGTATATTGATTCGTAATCAGCAATTGCTTGAAGCAACTTGTACCCAGCAGATTCAGGTTTATCTTTGCAATGAGACAAGTCATATAGTTTCAGGTCTTCAATGCCACCCCACGATTCGACCAAATCAACCGACTCCACAAGACGCTTGAGTTCTGGATACGTGAACCCATTGCTCGTACGTTGCCACATACCGTTAATTACAGTGATTTTCATATCATCTGGACAGCCAAGCTTATGCAATTGATCCAATAAATCTCTCGCCTTATCCAACCCGTACTCACGAATAAACTGCTCTGGTTTCATTGTTGTTCTCCGTCATGTCTAGTCATGGCTTCCTGCTTAAACTGGTCTAGCATTTTCAGCTTTCTTAATTTCTCATAGAGGTTCGCTGCTGCTCTTGTTTCTTTATTGCGAGTGCCGAGGTTGTAATCTCTGCGGAGCTTCATCATTGAGGTGTAATCTACAAATTCGATCATGCTTTCAGCTCCCCTTTAACATTCAGGATGTCTTTTGCGTATTGAGTTGCCTTGTAATGATTTTTCCCAACGCGTTCGAAATATTTCCATTCAACAAATTTTTGAAGATTGCTGTAGATGGTTCCTCGATTGAAATCAAACACTGATTCCTTCACGTCTTTGACACTGAAAGGCGCTGATGCATGACAGCCAAACATGAGCAAGCTAAGTTGGTCATCAAAGTTCAATTTCTTAGTTCTATTTAATGTTTTCATGCAGCCATTCCTTCTTCTCGAATAGTCACAAAACGGCAGATATCTAAGCGGTCCATAACTCGAACCACGCCTTTCTTGCCATGACGGTTTTTAGCAACAATTAATTCAGTGACACCTGATGGCAGGTCGTCTTCACCAATGATTGGATTCGCTAGGATGATTTGGTCTGCATCTTGTTCGATCTGACCTGATTCTTTTAGATCTGATGCTTTAGGACGTTTCCCTTTCTCAGACTCACGATTAAGCTGCGCTAATGCTATAACTGGGCAATCAAACTCTTTAGCAAGTGCTTTTAAATCACGGCTAATTGAACTTACTTCCTGGTAACGGTCTTTTTTACTTGGGTCACGAACCAACTGAAGGTAATCAATTACGATACAGCCAAGTTTCTTGTACTTACGTTTCGCTTTACGAGCCCAAGAATGTATTTCTGCAATTGTCGGCTTTTGCTTGTCTTCGATATGGATTGGCAAAGAACTGAACCGTCTTTGAGCATCTGCAAATTGAGCCAACATCCCATCAAATAATTCAGCGTTATGAATGTTGTCATAAGGAATTTTGGTTAATGCTGAGATACAGCGGTTTGTGAATGTCTCTACATCCATTTCGGCAGATACAACCAATACAGGCTCGTTGTATCGCACTGCTGTCTGAATAACTAACATTTGAGCTAGAGTTGATTTACCTGAACCAGGACGACCACCCACGATGCAGAAGTGTCCTTTTTGAATTAATCCAACAAGGTTATCCAGGTGAGTTAAGTTAAACTTTACGCCTGTGTACTGCTTGTTAGCTTTAGCCTCAGCCTTTTGGATTAAACGATCTGTAGCACGATTCAAAGCCTCTTCAAATGTGAAGCTAGTCTTCTCAACATCATTCGAAGTTTTCTTCCCATCCAGGATGCTTTCTGCTGCAATGTGAACGTCAGGGATTGTTAAGTCTTTAGCAATCTCAGCAATGCTTTGACCAATATGCTCAATTCCACGGTGTGCCTTGAACTTGTTTAGTTCTGCAACATAAGACTCCAGGTTGTAAAAGCTTGAAGGCGCTTCGCTGCTTATTTGAAGTAAGTATTCAGAACCACCCATCAAATGAATTACATTTTTCTGTTTAAGCTGCTGCTCAACCATAACGAAGTCATACGGTTTGTTTTCATTCGCAAGGTCTGCAATTGCCTGAAAGATTTGCTTATGGCGTTCTGGAAAGAAACACTCAACATCAAGATCATTGCTTACAACGTCAAACGAGTTGTCCACAGTCATCAAAGCTGTAAGAACCGCTTGTTCCATTGGAATGTTATGAATATGCGACATTACCAATCCCCCATATCTACTTTGAGTTCAGAAGGATTGATGTTTTGTGCAATACCACTTGCTTGTTGGAATAAACGCTCTACGAGCTTGTAGTCACGCTTAACCCACTTCACAAAGTTTGAATACATCTGAGTGCTTGTAACTGCACCAGTGTGTATTTTGTTTTCATAGTGAGGATTGATTTCAAGAAGGAGTTGATCAACCTGGTCTTGAGATACTTTTGGTAATCCAGATCTTTGCATCCAAGAATTCAATTGTTGTAAATCTGGTTTCCAGATATTCAGAACTTCATCAACTGGATTTTCTTGTTGCTCACTTTCTTTTAAGTTTCTTTTCTTTTCTTTTACAGAGTGACATTTGATGCTACTAGTTCCAGTATCATTTGATGCTACTAGTCTAGGTACATTTGATGTAACTACTTTAGATGCACCAGTATCATTTGATGCTACTAGTTCTATAGATAATCTATCTTCAAAAGTCACTTCATAACTTGTAGCTTTACCCAAAGTTTTAGTGATTTTTACTAGGTTGTATTTCGCTAAATCAGACATCGCTTTTCTGACAGTTCTTTTGTCTTTAAAGCCTGCTAATTTTAAAATTAAGGATTCACCAATAGCCTTGTTTTCTTCATGAAAGCCTTTGATTTGTCTATTAAGCAAAACTAGACATTTAATTGCTTCACCACTTAAAACAGCCAAATACCCCTCATCACAAACAAAGTTAGGCAATGGTGTGTACCCATCTTCTTTTTTGGACATGGCTTTTTGCTCGATTCTTTTTGCTGTGCTTGGGTGAATGTCTACATTCTCCAAAGGCAAAACTCTTAATGCACCCATCAAACACCTCTCAATACAAATGCAGCCAAATCAGCTTTTGCTTTAGCTAATGCCATAGAGTTTTCGAGAGTTCGATTAAGCACATAAGCCTCAACCGCTTTTTGAAACAAACTAATCTTCCGATTTAGTTCAATGTCTGCTAATATTTGATTGTTCATATGACTTACCTCGTTTGAACACTAAGCCTGATTTACGAGATCAGGCTTTTTTAATGCCTGCTGTTTCTGAGCGCACGGATAAATCTGAATGCAGCTCATGGTTTTTATCGTTCTCTGTTAAGCCGAAAATCTTTTGTTTAATCTTTGTCTCAGCTTTCAATTGTTGGAGATGAGGCTTGATTAAAGTTTCGTACACATACTCACTTGCACCCTGTCCTGCTCTTAGCATTTCAGCCAATGAAGCCAACTGTTCTTTGTGGTCTGTAGGCATATGGATGGTGATTGACGCATCCTTCTTAGGTTTACGTTTAGTCATGGTTTTTCCTAGGCAGTTAATGCTTGACGGTCAGCCTTTAGCTTTCCATTTGTTAATACTTCAAAGGCAGCTTGCGTTCTTGGTGGTATGCCTTCTCGCTCCCATTTGGTAATACCTGAGCGTGCTTTTTTGATTTTCTTGGCTAGTTGAGAGTTATTTTCTACACCGTAGAACTCCCTCAAATGCTCTACATTCATATTCAAATTCCTGAACATATTAATTCAACTTATTGAACAACATGTTCAAGCATTTGTCAAACTTCTTGTTCATAATTTTGAACATCTGATATAAGGTTTTGAACGATGGATAATTCTGTTTCTGATCGCATTCAATCTCGAATGGCTGAATTAAAGTTATCTCAAGCGGATTTAATGAGGCTCACTGGCGCTGCTAGAGGAACTGTTTCTGGTTGGGTAAATGGAAGTAATAATCCGAGCGCAAAGCACATTGAGGCGCTAGCAACCGCATTAAAAACAACATCCAGATGGATTCTTACTGGAAAAGAAAAACAAAATTTAACCAACTTCAACATGCAAGAATTTATGGATAAGCACGGTCTATCCAAGAAAGATGAATCATCATTTGATGTGAATGATATTCAAAGCGCGTCAGTAGTTGAGTATGGTGGGGATGATGGATTTATCTGGATTGATGTGGTAGAGGCAAGTTTTTCTTGTGGCACAGGAGAATCTATAGAGTTTCACTTTGATGTGATCAATGGAAAACAGCCATTCCCACCTAGTTTTTTAAACAAAAAATGTTCATCCTGATTGCATGCGCATCATCAAGGCTAAAGGCGACAGTATGGCGGACAAGATTGATGATGGGGA